GCATCAAGCGGAAGTTGCTCCAGGCGCGAAGATAGAAACTCGGCCTCTGGAGAATTTGGAGCAATTTCACTTAATTTCTTATCTCCAAGAAGACTTCTGATATATCTTGATGCCGCCAATACTGGAGACCATCGAGCACGATCAGTATCGAGCATATTCTTCTCGGCAGCTCGTATAGCTTCCGGAGTCATGTGCGAGCTTTGCATTTCATTAACGTGATGAAGAGCATCTACAATAACTGCTCTTTGACCACTTAACCCAATCACAGCTATGTTGTTGGCAGCTTCTTTCTTGAACGCCTCATACTGCTCTACAGGAGTAGCTCTACGCTTTCCTTCAAAAGCGAGCATATACTCATCTTGCTTCCGCTTCAGCGCCGTGAATCGAGGATCTTCTCTTCCGTACATGTCTATAAGTTTCTTAGTACCAAGTCCTCCAACATCGAAGAGGCCATGAAAAATAGTGAAGCCAATAGCATCGCGTACAGCCTTTAAAGGATCATCCTCTTTCTTCGTCAATTCTCCATACGCAGTTCCTAAAGCACCAGCAGTTAAATACCCTAAAGCTCTTCGTCCAGCAGGATTCGCGGTAAGTTGAGACGTTAAATTTCCAACCGGAACTAAATCCATAGCTGCAAAGATAGGAGCAACTCCTGCTTGTTCTCCAACGAAACTTGCAGCTTTATTGAAGAATCCTCCATGTGTCGGAAGAGCATCAGCCCAGAATTCATGCTTTGCTTCCTGAACATGCGCTCCACGACTTACAGCATTTTGATTCCAAGGCTTGTCTTTTTGCTCTTCATCTGTAGCATACTGCTTCTGCGTATCGACCATTCGATTTAACCAGTAATAGCTTTTAGCCTCATCTCCAGATCGAACTGCTCCTTGTTGTTTAAGCCATGCACTTTCAAAATGCCACTGAGCAAGTGCGCCTCTATAGACATTTCCAAGCATATCCGAGACTTTTCCATAGGCACGTGCTGTTTCAGCAATACTGGAGTTCCAGCCTTGCTTTAAGGCGTTTATGAAGTTGTTAGAGTACGCATCCTCAATTTTATATTTAAGAGCCTCGTTATAGGCTTGTTTCTCCCATAATTCCTTAGAGAGAGGAATAGCGGAGCCTTTATAGAGTTTATCATTTGCATCTTTATATAAATGACCATAAGCAGGAGCAATCATCATGTCATAGTATTTGTCTGCTATTTGCTTCTGCTCATCGAAACTCACATTTGGCGCCGCCAGTGTTTTTGCTCCAAGAATTGTCCATACGTGATATGCATGTGCAAGCTGATCGAATCCGTCCTGAATCAAATTAGGATTCAGTTTTGGGTCTTTCAACGCATCTGCTTTTTGAGCCTCCTTTAGAGCATGTATTGAATGATACTTATTTGGAGGCGGCGAAGCGACCTTATGTGTACCAGGACCGAGTTCAAGAATCCCAGCCCGATACGATAGAGAATACTCAGAAGGAGCTTTACTCTTCGTTTGGCTGAATTGTCCAGAAGAGAGGATCGGTAATGTCTGGGGTTTCGTCGCTTGTTCCGGCTGCATCGGACTGGTCGGAAGATTCTGTTGCTCCATCTGCTCCTCCCTCTGGACTTTCTTTCAGTCCATAAATAGAGTGTAATTGATTCGCAGTCTTGGTAAAGCTATCAACAGAGTTCTTATCACTCTGGATGGCATCATGCACCATTTTGATTTGAGAATCAAGAGCTTGAACCTGCTGCGCCAGTTCTGGAGTAATTTCAGATGCTTTTAGTTGAGTCTTTCTATCTGGCTTGTAATACATCGCAGTGCGCTGTGCTTGTAAGTCTTGATATGTTTTAATATCCTCTTCCATGTTCTTCTGATATGTAGATGCTGCCTTTCTCACACTGTTATATTGTGTAAGCGGATCAGATTCCTTCATCTGAAGAACTTGTTGAGCCTCAGTTAAAGCAGCTCGTTGGCGGATTCCTACGAGCTTTACATCGTTAGAGAAACGAGTTTTGAGAAGTTGATCCGCCTTTGCAAAGCGTTGCTGCTGCATTTGTTGTTGAAAAGTCATACGTTGCGCTGCCATTAGGCTAGAACCAACTTCTCGAAGCTGAGCACTTTTTACGGTAGCATCGGATCTGTAGATAGATGATCTGAAGTTCATATACCCCTTCATGAAGTCGGAGTACATCTTCTGCTGTGTTTGCTTGAGTGCAAGAGCCTGCTGCGCTTGAACATTTGGCCCAAGCTGTTGAGGCATTTGTTGCTGGAATTTCTGCGCATACTGTGAGGCTTGTGCTTGAGTTACTTGCTGTTGCTGCTGTTTCCCTCTTATTTTATTGAAAAGAGCAATTCCGGCCTGCACCGCAGTATGGTGCTCTGTCTTATTTTCCGAAGGATCAGTCAAAGAAATCTGAAAGCCTTTCTCTACGGTAGTGCGAAACTTGTTATCAGAAAGCATCACTCCAATCTGTTCATTTGCACTATCATACGACTTCTTAATAGCCGCATATCCCGGATCAGTATTCTTCATCTGATCCATCATCTGCGCCGCTTGATCCTTTTGCGCTTGAAACTGCATCAGACGTGCTACCATTGTAGCATTTTTTGTCTGTTCAGCTCGCCGACGAGCTTGTACAAAGTTTGTAATTGCTCCTGCTGTAGCAGATACAGAATTAGCAATTCCCTGTGCTCGCCCACTTCCTTTTCCAACAGTCGGAGTTCTATCTTGCTGTATTGGGGGAGCACTAGGAAATTGCTGTTGAAAAGCCGCAGGCATCTGCATCGGAGCACGTTGTACTGTGGGAGAAAGAGCACGTACAATATCCTCATTCGTGATTTGAGGATTACGAGGAATTCCTTCGGGAAATTGTGCGCCGCCAGAGGAAGGAAGTGCTCCAGCTCCACCCTGAGTAGCTCCAAAAAGCGCATTTACATAATTTGGATCTTCCCCAATCATAAAAACTCCTTAGTCGAAGATACCAGCAGCTATTTGAGAAGTATCTTCTGTATCAGCAGAATCTTGACCAAGCAAGTCTCCAGTGTCTACGCTTGTGGTAGAAAGATCACTAGAACCCGTACCTGAAAGCAGGGAACCTGTGGCGCTTGATGATCCACTTCCACTGGGAAGAAGGTTAGCCGCTGCCATTGTTCCTCCACTTCCTCCAAAAAGATTTCCAACATCTCCAGTAACATTAGCTGCTACATCAGCTAAATCAGTCCATCCACTTGAAGCAGTTTCTTTAGCAGCATCCGACTCTGTTCCAGTCAAAATACCGATTGTATCCTGAAGCCCTGTATCCATAATCTGCAAGTTTGCATTCGCCGCATTTGCATTGAATTGACCCTGAAGATTGGAATTAGCAATAGCTGAAACACTGGAGTTTCCTCCAACTCCCGCGCCTGCAAGAGAACCTTGCAAGCCTGCTACTTCAGAGGCTTCAGCAGGTTGCATTGAAGCAAGATACTGCTGGAACATAGCAGAATCTTCGCCGCCCATGTTCTCCATTATATACGCAAGCTCGCCGCCTACTCCTTGGCCATAAATAGAGACAAGCTGATGATAGATCGAAGAGCCGTCATTTGGATTATTCGTAGAAGTGCTATATGTATAACTTGGATTCTGTAGCGATCCTCCTACGTTCGTATTTCCTGTAGCAGTCGGCGCTGGACTTCCCGGCAGAGATGGTCCAGATGTTTGAGGAGTAGCGGTTCCAATAGGAGCACCTGTGCCAGGATTAAAATAAGGATTGCTGCTTGAAGATCCTGAAGCAGCAGCTCCACTTGAATATGGAATAGGAGTTCCTGGAAGTATTCCCGCACCAGATTTAGGATTCGTTTGGTTATTTCCACCCGGATTCGAGAATGGAATAGTTGGAGATGCCATATTTACCTCGATCCCATAGACATGCGAAGTCTGAAACGCTTTACGGTTGTAGATTGATCGCGTTGTTCATCAGATGTGAGTTGAAAGATAAGGCCGGGACTTCCCTCGATTCCACCACTGGTTTGAAACTTTGAGTCACCTTTTAGACGCGCATTTAGCTCTGTAACTTTGGAGGAAAGATTATAAATCTGTGCGAGTCTCTCGGACGCGGCGTATTCAATAGCTTCCTGCCAAGAATCAGGCATGAAGATTGGATCATTCCCGGCATTCCCTGTTCCAGCATTCGGAAACGGATGTTCGCGCTGATAGCGCATATAGGTGTAATATGTTTGATCCGGATTACATCCAAACCAGATCGATCCATCATGGCGGCTCCAATGTAGAGGCATTCCGGTCGTGTTGATAAGAACTTCCATTCTATCAATTGTGCGGAATGTAATGTCATAGCCGGCATTCGAGCCAGTATAGATTGCAGAAGAAGGCGCCGCATATGGATCAAGAAACAAGAAGAACGAGTTTACCTTGTTCATCTTGAGCGCCGCCGAACCAGGATTTAAGAAGTAATTCGGCGCATAATTCGGCTGATTCACAATGAATTGAACTGTGGGACCAGTTTCCTGAAGCTCGGTAAATTTGTAATTCTCAGTGTATTCGAGAATTGCCTTGCGAATAGCTTCTGCAACCTTCGCTGTAGGAACTTGACGACCCATTAAGTTGTCGGATATAGCGGGATAGAATGTAGAAACAGTCATCAAATTAAGAAACGCAACTGTCGCATTCGTTCCGGCTTGAATTGCGGGGAGTGTTGAGGTCCAAGCTACAGTAGTATTGTTGGCATCAGGGTCGTATGTTGCAATTGTAACAATAGCTCCTATTGGAATACCAGTAGCAGATATGTACGAACCAACAGAAGAAGAGACATTTCCTGGCACCAGCATTGTATATGCCCCAGCAATCCATGTCCCAGTTGCCGCTATGCCTGCCATTTGATACTCCTAAAACACATGAAGTGTTACTGATGCAGTATTAGTAGAGGGAGTTATTTCAATCACTTGCGCCGTAGGAGCAGCACTCCGATAGCATGTAAATGAGGCCGTATCCACATCCACTACATGAAATCCAATCGGTTGTCTTCCAAGTCCATGTTGAATCGTAAGAGCACCGGAAGCAGGCCAATTATATGAAGCACCTGTACCAGAGACTCCATTGGCGGCGACACGGATGAGAATTCCGGAGCCATTACTTTTTGCAAATTGAGTATAAACTCCCGCATTTACTCCCGCACTCGACGGCGCCTGTGCTACTGGATCACTGAAACTCAGATTACCATTAACCTGCTTATGCAAAGACTGAACCCATATCTGCATCTTAGCAGAAAGCTCTCCAAGCATTGAAGATGGATTATATGTCTTTGACATCAGAGCGGCCTCTGATTCGGATCGTATGAAGCAAAAAGAGCGATCTTAGCTGCACTAAAGAAATTTGCAGTTCCAGTGCCAGAAAGCGGCAGTGAGACAGTGAGTTGAGGATTCTGCACTGTTATCTTATCATTCGTGCTTGTGTTGAAAGTAACTTGGTAGTTCTGGAACGTAAGTGGGGAGGCACTTTCAGGAAGTGTTATCGAGCCGGTTATTGGAGTAGCCTGCCCGCCGCCATCTCGAAAACTTAACTGCCCATTAATGGTAAACTCAATTACTTGCCCCGGCACTCCAGCACAGCTAATTAAAGCTCCATCAACTGTTATATCTCGTCCAAAAGCTATTTCTTCTTGTGGAAAAGTCACATAAGAAGGCATTGCATGATTGAAATCACTGTTCTGTACAGATTCATTAAGATAGTAAAAAAGCACATCCACGTTTAATTGATCCCTTACCGAAAGCACTGGAAGCATATATGAGTTGAACTGCGGCTGTCCTGTTATGGTTCCAATAGCCATCCAGTATTGAAGATCAATTTGGCTCAGATTATTAGGAGGAGCCAACTGTTCCAGAGTAAGAATCATCCAAGTCTGATTGCTTGGGTTATATACAAAAATTGAATAATCAATCAGAACATAAAATAGAACTTCAATATTTCCATCTGAATTTAAGAGCGTGCCACTTAATGATCTTCGATTAAGAAGAGAAGCTCCCATCGATGGAATTAGAAGATTCTTGATCTTATCTCCAATCGAGGAGAGAGAATTAGAGAATTGATAGATATTAGAGTTTCCAACGAAAAATCCGATCTGATCATATTGGGTTACAAGACGAGAATCCTGACATCCCTCTCCCCTGATGGCATTTGAAATATGCACGAAATCAAACGGAATCACTCCTCCACTTAAAGGAGTGATATAATCAATCCCCTGCGTTCGTAGAATAATCGCGACTCCGGAACTAATTAACAAACCAGTAAGATAATCAGAGATGTCATCAATCTGATTAAATCCCGCGCCTGTAACGGTCCCATCGGCATTTTCAGGATTCCATTGTCCAAAAGCATTCGGAGCACTCCATGCTATTACCATTTCTGGAAACGCAATTGCCTGCCCAGGCCCAGGAATAACTCCAGCGGCTATGAGTTGACCGTTAAACTTTGTTAAAACATTTGCCCCAAGATACTGCGTTATTGGACGGAATTGGGCATTCGATGCACTTTGTGAGTAAGCCAGAATAAGATTTCCAAAGCCCGAAAAAAAGACTGTTTCTCCAATAGTAGTCCATGTTATAGGGTATATTGAAGAAGCATCTGTCTGATTATTCAGAAATGTATACGGACATATATCTTGACTTGTAAAGGTATAAGCAAATGGATTAGTTACATTTATTGATGTAACTACTGGAAGAACTGGATTGATATTTGAGGTTGCTGTCAGAATCACATTAAATGAATTATGTGGATCGACAGCAGCAGTACACGGATAATCAGAAGCTCCATTTATAGCAGCAGCTATATTCGTAGCTACCGTTGCAGGAGAATCAGTTCCACCAATTGCTACATTAAGCTCTACTCCACTTCCGACTGTAATATAAAGAGTTCCAGGATTAAGTGAATTAGGTGATTCTCCACTAAGTACCTGTATATAGCCTGTACCTGGAGTAGCTGCAGCTCCATTATATTGAGCATACTGATAAACAGTACACTGAGCTGTAAGTGGAACATTTATGACTGTACCCGGCGGATAAGAAGGAGTCCATGTCCAGATATAATAAGTCATCTGGGTACTAGTAAATGGCGGTATGAACGATCCTCCAGTCAACTGAGAAGCAAGAACAAAGTTCCAATACTGGCCATTCTGATAAAAAGAGCCAGAAGTCAAATATCCCATTGACGGTGACCAGCTCTCAAGTGTAACTCCCGCTGAAAGCCATCCACACGCAACGAGTTGATTCTCAATCACTAAGAATCCATTTGCATTCACGAAGCATTTCGGATCAATATACATCGGAGGCGCAGAGGTATCAATCCCCCCGAAGGGAGCTTCCACGCCTCCATATGTAATTTCAAGCCCAATATTCCCATTATCGAGCTTGGTTTCCTTGATCCGTCCCATTTCAATCCTCCACTACTGCTTTAATTACTTCGTACCCACATAAAGCAGAATCTCGCCGTGTGGAGGAGCGATTGTGATTGTGATTGGTCCCGAGATCCATCCCATCTCCCCAATACGAAGATCACCAGCGGAAGGGAAGATAAAGTCGTACTCTCGACCAGCCTCATCCGTAAAGGAACATTGGTCTGCGGCTGTGCCGCCACTCCAGTTTCCACCTTTGATCTTGATATTAGCAGAAAATGGAATAGTTCCCGTCACACCCGGAACCCAGCGCCAGATACGTCCTGTATAATCGTTTGTAGAAGGTATCGACATACTCTAGTCCCTTCCTTAGTTGAGATTGTAGCTGCAATGAAGCACAAAGCCATAGAGCCGGAAGGCGCTGGCGGCTGGAGTAGTTACATCGAGTTCGATGAGTGCTTCTGTATCAGCAGATGTAAGCATCGCAGGATTTGGCACAGCAACATTCGTCAAATATGGATTCGCTTGAGTTGCAGTAGCAAGTCCATTCTGTGCTTTTGTCAAAAGACTTGTAACAGCATTCGCTGTATTATTCGCAAACACTGTCTTAGTCAAACCTACTGCAATGCTTGTAAGAGCGGCGCCGGTAATGAGATAGATCACATCGATCGAATTGATCTGAAAGCCCTTTGGAATTGGTCCAGTCTGAATCGCTCCGAGTGTCGCCATCTGAGATGCTTTCAATGGCGGATACCCCGGTTGTAGCGCAAGCGGCCCGGAAGTACCCGATACCGTGGATGGTCCCGGCTGCGAAGCTGCTGTTCCAAACTGCTCCTGATCAATTGCTGTTGTAGCATACCTTCCTGTTCTCACAAAGTCGGTAGCTGACACCATGAAAACTGCTGAAGTTGATGCCCCGAGATTGAGGGACAAATCCCCAGAAGCATTCAACGTTAGTGTAGGCGCTCCGGTCGTGTTTCTGATCTGGTCAGCCCCAATGAACATCTGAAGATCAGACTGAGGTAGCGCCTGTTCCCACATTCCATCTGTGAAACTCATTTTAATACCCTTCCCGCGCCATCAGCGCCTTCTACAACGTGAAATCTTCTTCTGTTTCATACTCATCTGGATTACGAAGTTTCTCAACAGGAACAAGTTCTTGTTTTCCATCGGTAAGAACTTCGTCAATGCCGATCTCACGCTGCCCTAGAAGCGGCCAAGCATCGAAGCAAAAGCGGCACAAGAGCAGACCGCGTTGCCAACGCAGTTGTGCTATTTTCGTCTTTCTATAGCACCTCGCGCAATAGCGCCACGGTCCTGTCCAGAACGTATGCTTGAGGCCACTTTGCACTTCGCACCCAGATGAATATGAGAAGAACTGCTCTTTAAGTTGGGGAGAGAGTAGGGAGCAGGAGCCGCTCTCTCCCCTTCCTCCACTCTATACAAAAGCATAGAGAGAAGGAATGGCGCTAATACTACGGTCCACTAGTCCCCCAGACCCCTTGCCAACGTGGACACCACGCTGTTACTCTCATACGAGTCTTCTGCTTGATCGCATCCGTGTCAAAATCATCATCGAAATCCGTAGAAGGCTTCTCTCGATTGATGAATTCGGCGGCGTGATCCTTCATTGCAGTGGTGAGATACCATGCACTCGGGCTCGTAAGCCAAGGAACTTCAAGATTCTTGTAGTCCTCGGGGATTAAAGAGTTGATTGTGTTGTCAGCAGTATAAGGCTTGCCCGGAGAACCAATAACCTCACGAACAAGAAAACGCAATTCAGGAGGAGTAACAAGATTCTCCCACTTGAACCGAATTGGATAGCCCATGTTATCAACCATACGTGCTGCATGGTTTGTAGCAAGCTGCAAGCCGGCAACACTGAAGTCAATATCAGAGACAGGACGATTGGGCCAAGTACCAGCAAGAGAAATAACTCCTGCTGCTCCCGGCGCCATATTTGTAGCAGCCGCGCCGCCGATAAGAGCGTGCTGATTATAGAAGAGCGGATTGCCGTCGAATGTGGTCACGGCTGAAGTAAAGCCAAGATTGAATACATTCCACGCAATCATCTCTTTTGCAAAAGCTGCGCTACGGCTTAATAGCTGTGGACCCTTCTTCACAAGTCCATACTTGTCATCGTCCCAAAGCTCCTTGGAAGTACGTATTCCCAAGGAGTATGACAGGAGTTCAAAGCGTTTTGACGCGCCCTGCTTCATCTCGACATAAGCGGTAGAAGCATCTTCTGGTTTCTCCTGAAGCGGAGGAATTCCAGCCATCTCAAGTTCCTGTTCGTATTGTCTCTCTGATCCAGCTTCGTGGAAAATCTTTGGATAGTCAGAACTCTTCATTGCATAGTCCAAACTATCGAAATAAATCTTCCTTAGTCCTGGCTGCATCAACTGAGGGAACTTCGCCCTTACTTGAGGCATTTTATTTCTCCTTTTAAGGTGGCTCGCCCCTGCTCCTGAAAGCGAAGCTCCTAAGTTATGCGATTTGAACTGCCGCTGTTAGAAAGACGAATCGAACGCGGGCATTGACGATAAAGCCATCCGTAGGATTGATTCCAACAACCTGAAGGATAGCAGAACCGCCGGTTTTGTTAGCATCGACGTACCAGTATGGACCAGCAGAGTCCTTGGTCATTCCGAAAGTCGCGCCGATGGTAGCTTGAGTGGGAGTATAGTTCGATTGGGTTGTACCAGCACTGTTATCATACATCGCCTCGAAAATGTTGTCTTGATTCGGTTCAATATAGAGAGTGCGGCCATCTGCTACAGGAGTGCCAAGTGCTATATTAACACCGCTTGGCTGATTGGGAACGGAACCGAAAGTTGCAATTGCTATGTTTCCGGTAATCTGTCCCCACGGATAAACTGGAGCCCCTACACCAGCGGAGCCGAGATTTTGCCCAAAACTTTCAGCAACTCCCAGAATTCCCGCTGATGTTGTAACCCCATCCCATGCTTGTACGTACCCCGATCCATTTAGTTGCACCGGAGTACCATTCGTAAAAGATTGTCCCGCGGCTTCAGGTTGTGCGGAGGTAAATGGCGTTGTGTTTGCCTTCTCCAACACCTGAATAATCGGGAGGTGAATCGGTAGATTTGGAGCAGCCATCTGCTTTACCTCCGTTGGTTATGAAGCGGTTAAAGTTAGAAGAAAGAAAGAGCACCCTTATCGAAAGCTTCTTCCATTCCAGGTTCTCTTTCAATCACTTTATGCTGGATCTTTTCTTTTACAACACCTTTGGCGTCTTTCAAACGATTTACGGACATTTCAACAGCCCTGCGACGTTTGCCGAAGATGATACGTTTGTGAACACGCATTGCTACTACGTCCTCGTAAACATACATCCCTTCACTGTCGAATTTCAAAGGAACGGGATAGTTTTTGGCAAGATGCCGTTCCTCAACAAGTTCGTAACCTTCAGCTTTCTTTTCAGAGATACGAATGGGATTTCGATTTACCCATACGGCTACATACTCGGGATCAGCAAGGCGAATATCTAAGTATTGTGGTACGTCGTGCTCAATTACCGGGATGTACATATCCCGGCTTAAGTCTGTAGCAGCACGTTCGTCCACTTTGGACCAGTCAGGCTCCGCAGGAGGAGGTTCTCTGACGGCGCCAGTCTTCACGGTAGTGGCAAGAATATTCCGAATTGTCTCTTCAAGTTGAGCAGGAGACATATTCGCAACTGCTGTAGCAGGAGGTACGACTGGAGCACTTGGTACAGATGCTCTTGATGGAGTCTCTGGCCCTTGCGCCGCCACTGCCACGCGCATACGCTCTGCTACTTCAGGATCAACTTTCGAGATTGGGCTCTCGGGCTTTATCGACGTATTAGACATATCCTACCCCCTCTTCTTTCAGCATCTTGGCGTACTCTTCATCAGTAAAACCAAGCATCTTTGCAACTTTCTTGCCGTCATCATCGAGAGGCTTCGGCTTATCGTCTTCATGCGTACCGTTTACATTTCCAGTAGATGTTCCACGATTCCCCTCAGTTGAGGCAAAACGGCTCTTCAACTTACCATCATTAATGTCTTTGATGTGCCTTCCTACAACCGAAAAGTACGCATGCTCAACAGTTGCACGATTGTTCCGATTCGTCAAAGGCTCATTTTCAAGAAGTTTGTCGATTTCGCTCTTAATATCCCCGGTGTAATATGGGAATTTATCAGCGTCCTCAAAAGTTTCACGTCGGATGCTATCTGCACGCATTGTTAAGAGTGCAATGTTCGCAGGTTGAGAAGACATTTGAAGAAGTTTTTTCGTCGCCGCTACTGGATCAGTGAGGAAAAGCTCATTTAACTCCTCTTCCGTCTGAGTCTGATTCTCGGTCTGTTTGCGACGTTGCTCTTCAAGAAGTTTTGCTTTTTTCTCTTCTGTTTCAGTTGTAAAGTGCTTGTTGATGGAGTCGAGCGAGGCTTTAAGCTCATCGAACTTTGTTCCAAGAGCCTTGACTTCCTCCTTGGAAGCAGCCCCTTCAAGTTGCTTTTTCATATCATCGGGAAGGTTAATCTCGATAATTTCTTCCCCGCTCTCATTTACTTTTTTCTGCCACGGAAATTTCATTTCTAATTACCTCCTTCCTGCATTTTAGCTTTCCGCGCTTCAAGTTTTTCAAGAGTCTCGGAGAGAGTGCGACCTTTCTCAATTACGATTGGAGTACCTCCTGGACGGCGTTCTACGTCCCCTCCAATTTGTCCAGCTTCCTGTGCATTTTTATATTTATCTCTCATAGCATTCGCAACTTCAATCTGCTTCTCGGCAGCTTTGATGGCGGCGGGTAAATTATACAATAAATTGAAGACTCTTGCTTCCGCCGCTCGCTCCGCAAATTCAATTTCTTGTTGTCGTTCCCCTGTTCTCTTTGTCGTGAGAACGAAGTCCGCCGCTTCCTTATAAAATGCCGCCAGCATCTTGAGAACCGGCCGGAAGCGTTCCTCTATTTCCCATAACTCCGATAGGGAGGGATGGTACTGAATTAAATCCCCGAATTTGTTGATTTCCTGCTCCATTACCTGCTCCTGCTCCGCCCGCTCCAGGGCCGGGTGCTCCGCCGCTCATAATAGCGTCAATCAGTTGTTTGACTTGAGGCAAGTATGCATCGACGTTTTGCTTGTTGAAGTTACGAAGTAACGCTTGCATCATTACACGCCCCGCTACAATTGTTTGAGCGAAATACTCTTTCATAGGCGGCGGACATTGTGGATTAAGCATCGCTTCAATTATTTGCGCTTGTTGTTGATAATACGCTTCGAGACGTGAAGAAAGAAGTACATCGTTCTGACGTTCAAGCTCTTTGTTCAAGGAAGCAGAAGTTGGGCGTAATTCAAGGCCCAAATTTCCATTCTTTACATTTTCAAGAGCTTTCTTCAGAGCATCTGCATTTGTACCATAACGCTTAAGTCTACTTCCGATACCGAAAATAGAATAGAGTGTTCCGAGCTTCGACCCAATCTTAACATGCGCGCTGCGCATATCTGAAGTGCGGAGAGAGTTACGATTATTCTGTTGTCCTAGCACCATCGAAGTACCAGCGGCGCTATAGATTCCGCGCTTTGGATTCACAATCCCGCCGCCAGTTCCACCTACAGCGGGATCTATACCCGCACGCTCCTTAGAGCACGCCATCATGAATTGATCGGGACCGTCGGAGTAGCCAATATCTGCCCCAGCCTTGACAAGCTCAATTTCTTTGTCTCTTGCAGGTACAGCGACCCCTGGGAAGAAGTCAAGAATAGAGGAAAGCTTCGACTCTGGAGAAACTCTCCAGACTCCGAGCATAGCATAATTTCTGTTGTTAGTCCGCCAATTGACATTGTTTGAAATCTCCTTCTGGAAGATGTGCATCATCTCTGCGAAGCCAGTGCCGAGATAACTTTCCTCATCATACGCAAGCTTCACGTCTTCGTATGGACGCATGTTTTTAGGGTAGTTATTAAACGTAATGAAGAGGACTTTTCTATTTCTTTTATGATAACGTGCAAAGAACCAGTAGTTCTTACCGTTATGTCTCCAGGTAAAGACACAATGATGAATGTACCAGCGCGCGGCTCCTGTCTCGACTGAAGAACTTTCAATCTTCTTAGCCTCATTAAACGCCATTTCCATTTCATCTTCTTGTGTAGCATCTGGATTCTGGAGTAATGCATCAATGTCGTCCTGTTTGTAGTAGTTGCTTTTTCCGCGCAGGTTCTTTACATCCCAGAAATCGAGAGTATCTATGTGGTAGAAAAACTTCATGTTTCCGAGATTCGGGCAATTAGGATCAAAGCCCCAGCGATTAAGTGGAATCATCTCAGGATGCGGACCATCACGACTTACAAATTCATGCTCCTTGCCTTCAATTGTAGTTGACTCATCAAATCCGCCGCCGACATAGAGCATTTCGATTTCTTTCTGATACTCCCACGGAAAATGCACAACTCCGGTGCCATACTTGGCACCGGAATGAAAGACTCCTTGTTCGACACGATAGAGATCGAGTTCTTCGGGGCTATAAGCCATATCCTGAAGGAAGGATTGATATACTTCTTTTTGTTCTTCTCCATCTTTAGATGGAGAATCTCCAGCAAGATTTGCTGTCCAGAGCGGATCGTACATCCAGATTCCACCCATGACACGAGCAAGAAGTTCATCTGAATAGGTGCCGACGAGAGGAATTACCAGATTAGAAGCACCTTCCCAAGGCCAATCAGCAGTTTCGGATTTGGGTTGGCCCTTATAGAGACGAACGTATTCGGGAAGTGTTGAAGTACGAAATGTATTTAGGCGGCGGTCAAGATGTTCGACTTTTTCCTCGATAAACTCGCAAATCTCCCCGTACTCCTCTTTAGAGAAAGTTTCAGGAGTGAAGAGAATTGGAGGATTGTATGCCACAAAGTGCCTTTCTTATGCCACAGCCGCTAGACGGCGGCGGAAAGCTGCTTTTTGCCGCTCAATGAATTGCCGATTTGCTTCAACATCCACGACAACTATAGGACAGACTTGATCTACATAACCGAATGTATCAATTAAGTCCACAGTTGTATGGGTCTGACCGTACTTCTCCCATTCTTCACGAATCTCAGAGCAGTTGTTAGCATCGAGCCAGATTTCATGCCGCTCCGCCATTGGGATTGTGTTTTCGATACGTTCAAATTTGGCATTCGCGCTCTGGCTGCTCTTGAGTGGGACCATCCGAATGTTTGTAACTTCGGGATGAAGATACTTTTGTTGCTGGACGAAGTAGTTGAAGTGATAAATAAGGAACTTTTGTGCTCCTACTGCCTCGCAGTGGATTTTATCCAGCTTCCACTTTAATGTGTAGTAGAGGATCTTCTCAATATAGCTCTTAGTAGAGCATGTTTTTGCCCATTGATCAAGCACATAAAGACGACGAGGCTCACTTGAAGCACCAACCACGACAATAGCATGACGACAACGAGTACCAGTTCCAAGTTCAGAAGCCTCTCGTTCATCGCTATGGCGAGGATCGGTAATAATGTATCGGTCGAGATATCGAGGGAATACATCTTTCTCTACATCCCCTTCCGCTACATGATGCCGAATTACATTACGATACTGCTGAGGAAGTTGTGTGAGGCCGGGAACTTTGTACCAAGGCAATTCTTTTGGAATCGAGAGAGCTGTGTTAACTTTTTCGATATGAAAGTAACGGAAGTCCGCAAGATTGAACTTCTTCTTCGCTGGATCGATGGGATAATTTAGAAATTGACAAGAAAAATGGTACGTGCCAATACGCTGCTTCCAGCGGATAAGTTTTTGCGTGCCGAGTTCTTCGGGAAAAAGAGGCTCTCCAAAGGGGTGAAGAGAGCAGCAGCCGCCTAATGCGGAGTGAGTGGAGCAATTGAAGTAAGGCTCATTCTCACGAATATGAGAGTTTAAGTCATTATAGCTCCACCGATTTCCCACAACGATTTCATCAAAATCTCTATTTGGATTGTCTACATTCTCATTGTCTGTAGCTCCCACAAGAATCTGATGATAATCGATAGTATCCGCCATTACTATCGCGCTTTTACGCGCTTCTCGTCCAACCAAGTCGTCTTGAATACATAGATTGTAGTGTCGAGATTGAAGCGCAGCGCCGACCCCGATAAAATCGAATGTACCCTCTCCTTGTCCCGTGCCGGCACTCGTTCTACGTTGGTGGAGAGAATCGGCAGTCCATGTTTCTTTTTCTGTGGGAAGTATATCAAAAAAGAGCCTACGAAAATCTTCGTTGTTCTCATAGTGATTCGCTACGCGCACCCCGAGTTTGATAGCGTTCTTGATTGTTTCTGAAACTATGAGGATACGAATGTCTTGGCTGTGACAGCGGTGCATCCACATTATATAGAGATCAGAGTAGCCAAGATTCGAGAAGAAGTCTTCTTCAGGTTTGCCGAACGGAAGAGCACGCCAGATGGGATAGCACTCGGCGTATACTGTGGACTTGAAGCAATCGCGGGGAATTTCAATTACTTCTTTGAGCCCATCCTTCATTACAGTAAGACACATTGTGTAGTGAAGGTTTTTGGATTTTATTGGATTCTTGGAGAAGCGACGCTTCTTTAGAACGACGGTGGAAAGATAGTATAGATCCATCAAGCAATTCGCACGATATGCAAGCGGCTTCACCGCTTCTGGAAGCACCGAAGGATCGATCAGATTATAATTCAGAATCGTAGAACGGGGAACAAGAGTCTCCCCAAGTTCCCCGTATTCGAGAGCCTCCAGCGATCTTTGGGCTCGGAGAGCATCTCGAATTTGCTGCTCGCTTTGCGCGGTACTACGAAACTGAGGAGTTTGCATTCGATGTTAACTGCTGTTCAAACTGTTGATACTTCTCAAGAAGTTCTCCAATCTGCTTGCCGCCTTGCCCATAGGAGTTGCCGGGAAAGGAAGCCCACAGATTGGAACAGAGAGAAATTGCTCCTTCAACATTTCCAGAATTAAGCTGATCCAAAGCATCTCGCTCAGCGATCATCTGCGCCGCAACAGCATCTTGCGAAGCGTGCCCAAAATCGAGAAGTTGAAGTTGTGATTTGTATGCTTTCCAGGTCGGTAAGATAAGTTGATACCTCCCAGAAGCAGTTGATTCGAGTAATGGACTAAGACGTACAACAATCGGCGACCGGCCAGAAGCAAAGGGATGATCGTCATAATCAGTCATCCGATGAGGACCATCAACCCCGCTTACAATTATGTCATAGCCGTTATCTTGAGTTACTCTCGAAGTGCTTGTTCCTTCGCTCCATGAGATGAGAGAAAGAAAAGCTTGTAGAGATGGAGAGATTCTCATACTATGCCGTCGCTTCTGCTCCACCCGTTTCGGTTGAGACTGGCGCTTCTGGAGACGGCGCCGAAGAAGCTTTTGCTACTGCCTCAAGCACCTGCTGCTGAAGCTCAAGCACTTCTTCTGCAAGCCCGCTAGTGACTGTAGAAGCAGGAAGAAAGATCGGTTTCTTCAAGCACTGAACCTGAAGTTGATTGAGAGCAGGATTGAAGTTATACGTGAATGTGAAAGAACCATGTACGACAGTTCCCACATTCGACGTGATTACGACTCCCGTATCTGCTTTGATTTTCGCGCTGAAAGCAGCGAACATGGCGGCAGAGAAATTCGGAAAGGTCTGAAGCTGAAGGGACATTTTGATTCTCCTTTTAGAGAAGTGTTCCAGCGGATGCTGAAGCAGCCGGTACAGTTGAAGCAACAGGCGCGGTTGTGCTAATAGTAGCTGAAGTTGAAGCTGTGCTCGTAGAACCCGGAATATTCTGAAGCAACGAAATCATCAGAGAAATGATCGATTGCTGTTGTGTTGTTTCAATTTTCGATCCCGTCGCGGTCTCATACTCCGCAAAGGCTGCCTGAGCGTCGCTCATAACAAGAGCAGTCATCTGGGATGTATTAAGCCCAGATGGTACATTAGCTGCAAGTCCTTGAGCTGTAGCGATGCTTTTTTGCACAGCGGAGAGAAGTGGCGCAACGGCTGGAAAAGCAATTTCTGCTATCTGAAGGCCGCCACTTTCAATCTCCACGGCTGTTTTGTTTGTGAAAAACCACTTCAGCGCATCTCCGACTTTATCGAGAGCGGTGATGAATTTGTCTGCCATGATCTGCTCCTTCTTTTCGGTTAGTTCGACTATTAGATCGAATGTTTCTGTTTTTACCAAAGCCCTCGGCTTAATCCATAAGAACTTCCGAAGGAGGCCACTCATCGTCATTTAGAAGTCCAAGTTCCCATAAGATCCAAAGAGCATCAAGACGGCGCTTTCTCCAAAGAGGCACTAATTCACCATATTCCCCGTCGGAATCAATCCCGCAAGAGCTTGCTTTTCGAGCAGCTCAAGCGCTTCTTGTTGCTCCTTAATGTCAATTGTAGAAGACTCAGAGAAAGCTTTACTGAGTTCGATTGTATCCTGTACTCCGTTCGGATCGCTGCCGCCTTCGGCATAACGCGCAGCATTAGCAGTTGCCGCGCCGCGGATAACATCAAATATCGATTGATTCGATGCATCGAGAGGATTCCAATCAAAAGAAGCAACGGGCTTTACTTCTGTACGGGAGACTTTAGCAAGAGAGCCTTCACGATCGAGCATGTCCTGGGCAACTGCTACTTGGAGTTTTGTCTCAGCAATCGAAAGAGTAGCAGTTGGTTTGTTGAGAACATTCGCAATTACTTGAAGAGCTTGCGGAAGCATTGAAGTGAGAATTTCTTTGCGCTGCTCCTTGATTTGGGAAAGACGTGCTTCATGATCCACTACAATGCCGAAGGTAAGACGCATTCTGGTCTTCAGATAATCAGCACTCTTCTTGATAGTACGAAGTCGTGGAATACTGATGCAAAGCATCGCTGCTGTTGCCTGCTCTGGCATTGCAGCGTTCTCTAGTTGCACAATAAGTTCAAGGCGCTTTTGTTGACGAAATGTGCGATGCTTTTCCGGCTTGCAGCCTAAACCACCATTCGTTGCTATGGGAGAACCGCCATAGTGAAGATGGCGTCTAAGTGGAGGAACTGGGGGAATAGCACCTTGATTCAAATTGAATGAAATCGGCGGCGGGGACGGGGCCGGGGGGCCTGCGGCTAAAACAGAATCAGAGAATCGGAGGCAAGAACGCATATCCTGCGGGACAGGGGCAGATACATTTATAAGTATTGGTCTTTTAATCATTTTTTCACTCTGCAAATACAAAATCCAGCTTGCCTAAGAGCTGCGACCCATCCCTCTACACTTAAATCTCCACAGGCTAGCACATCATACCAGCATTGATCCTCGGGATGCCAAAAATATGGTTTTCCTTTCTTAATCATCTCTCCAGCCTCGCTTCAGCTCTATTTGCTTGATTTCGTCTTAATTGAGGAAGAAGAGTAGAGCGTATATAAAAAAGCAGTACCCGCCTTAAAGGAGACCGCTCCTCCGTCGTGGGAGACTCCTCCGATTCAATCGCTTCGCAAGATACATCCTTAGGACGAGGATGAGAATCGTCGCTAATTGAACGAGGCGGGTACTGCATATCAGACTAGCTCTCCTTCTTCATATAGCATACCGCCTGCAGCGGAGCGTGTCAACCTAAAATGGACCCTGAAATTGGTGCTTTCTTGGCCCTGCAAGGCCGTAGCGCGAAAAAACTTTTAGGCCGCCGCCTCCCTCTTGGCGCAAAGCATCTGTATCGTAGAAGTATCAAGTAACTATTTCAATCATCCTTAGTGC